GTCTCCTGGGTCGTAGAGCTCGTCGCCGCCATCTTTGGGCGCGAGCTTGAGCCGGCGCCGCACTTCGTTGACTGCCATGAAACCGGGTCCCTGCGAACCGCCGACCGCCTGGCGATACCAGTCGCCAAGCGACTTCATGTCGCCGCGCGCGAGCGATTCCTCGTCGAAATCCACAAACAGGCGCGAGTTCCGGAACAGCTTCCGGGACAGTTCCTGTTCGATCGCGGTCATGTGCGGGCTGAGGGTGAAGCGGATGAACCCCTTGCCCAACTGTTCGATGCCGGTGCCCCACGCGGAGGTCTTCTCGGTCTCCCCGATCATGTAGGGCGGGATCCCGAATGCCCTGGCAATCTCGATCACCTGGAACTTCCGCGCCTCGAGCATCTGCAGCTCCTGCGCGGTGAAACTGACCTTCTGCACGTCGGCGCCCGAAGTCGGGATCGGCAGACCCGCCTGCGAGCTGGTGCCGTAAGACTTGATCCAGGCCTCGCGCAGCGTGTTCTTCTGCTCGTCCGTGAACTTGGTGCCCGGCGGATACTTCAGGACGATGCGCGGCGTGCCGCCATGCGCGAATACCCGCGCGCAGTACTCCTCGATCGCGAGCGTCAGCCCGATCGCCTGGCGCGCCGAGTCGAGGATGGCTGACCGGGCCGGCGTGCCGACCGCCATGTCGCCGCGAAAGTGCAGCATGTCCTCGGGGATCACCGAGAAATAGCGGCCATCCTCGTTGATCGAATAGCGCGTGATGCGGTTGCGGCGCCGCGTCGCATCCCACTCGTAAACCACCTGCACGCAGGAGTTGTGGTAGTGGACGATTTCCGCGATTTCGAGGCCACGCCCCTTGCGGATGATCCGCGCGAACGACTGACCCCACAGCAACAGGTGCGTGACGATCCGCTGCCAGAACTGGGCGGCGGCCATGTCGTCGCTCGGCGATTCGTTCAGCAGCCACCAGTAGTCGTTGTCATCGGCAGGCGACTGGACGAACTCGCCGTCAATCAGCTCGCGCCGCAGCACCCGGATCGGCATCGCCGTTATGCCGCCGGCGATCAGCGAACACGATGCCTTGACCGGGATCGCGCGCGATGCGGTATCCGGGCTGACGTAGGTCCCCGCCCAGGTCGGCGCGAAGAACAACTCGGAGAACTGCTCCGGCGTCAGGTTGGAGTAGGACGGGACATCATTGCGGATCGCTTCCCACGCATTCCGGAGACGGCCAAGGATGCCGGCCATATCAGAGGCTCACAACCAGGTCGCCCTGCCCCTGGACCGCGAGTGAGGCGCGTGCCATCGCCATCAGCAGCGCCACCATGCCATCGATCTTGTCGGCCGACCGCTTGCGGTCCGGCGCCAGGTTCAGATTGACGTCTTTGCGCGGCACCAGGTTCGTGGCATTCCAGGTCAGCACCGGGTTTCCTCCGTGGCAGAACTTCCCGCTGACGTAGGCCGCTTCGAGCGCCTGCATCGCCGGGTTGAACGATTTCGGACCTTGCGCGAACTCGACCATCGGCAGGCCCTCGTCCTGCAGCTCGCTGACCATCTGCGATGCGTTCCAGCGATCGAAGGCGACCTCCTGGAGCTTGAATCGGCCGGCATCCTCCAGGATGTCGGCCTTGATGATCCGGTAATCCAGGACCTCGCCCGGCGTCTCCGTGATCCAGCCCTCCGCGATCCAGGTCGCATACGGCGCCGAGCCACGCTCGGTGCGCGTGCGCGCGGCCGCGGCCGGCGTCCAGAACCGCCCCCAGGTGTAGAAGACGTCGTCGACGCACCACACAAGGCGCCAGGCGGCCAGGTCGAGCGTCGACGCCAGGTCCAGTCCGGCCCAGCATGGCTCGTCCTTCAGCAGCTCGAGGTCGACAGGCTTGCCGCAGCGCTTCCACTTCGACAGTCGGATCCACGCATCCGCCGATGCCGACGGGCGATTCAGCCGCTTGATCCTGAACTCGGCCAGCGAGCCAGGGAGCAGCTTCGCCTCATTGGCATACTCCCGCATCTGCCCCAGGCTAACCGACACGCCGAGGAGCGGATTCGCCTTGATCCAGGTGCTTTCGTCGAACTCGTCGTCGCCCTCATCGATGGCGTAGTAGACGGCCAGCACGTGGTCCGCCTCGAGCACGCCCTCGAGGACCTGGAACGCGAACCGGCGCACCTCCTGCCACGGGCCGGGGTTCTCGTAGCCCTCGGTCGTCGTATAGAGCTGCAGCGGGTTGCGGCGCGCACCCAGCGCCGACCGCAACACGTCGAACAGGTCCCGCGTCTTGTGGGCGTGGAGTTCGTCGAAGGTCAGCGCCGACGGGTTCAATCCGTCCTGCGTCGAGGCCTTCGCATTGATCGGTCGGAATGACCCGCCGACCTCGTACCGCGCGATCGAGTTGGCGAAGGCCTCGATGTCGAAGGTCTCACGCAGGTCGGCGCTCAGCTCGACCATGCGCTTGGCGATGTTCCAGACGATCCGCGCCTGGTCGCCGGTCGTCGCCGCGCTCAGGATCTGCGGCCCAGGCTCCGACTCCAGGCACAGGCAGGCCAGCATGATCGCGGCGGCGAGTGTGCTCTTCGCGTTCTTCCGGGCAACCGCATACAGCGCCGTCGTGAACCGCCGCGTGCCGTCATGCCTCCGGAAGCCGAACAGGTTGCAGACGAAGAAGATCTGCGACGGCTCGAGCTGGATCGTCGCCGTCGACCAGCTGCCCTCGACGTGCGGCAACCGCTCGATGAAGGCGCAGTAGCGGTTCGCCTGGTCCGGGCTCCAGACGAACGGCGGCCGGCGCCGGCGCTGCGCACGCTTCAAGTCGGCGAGAAAGCGCTTCGCCGCCAGCCGGATCCACTTGCCATACCGCTCGCCCTTGCGATCGGCAGCCGCCTCTTCAGCGTAGACGATCGCAACGTAGCAGTAGTCGACCGCCGGCGGCTTACGCCGGGCTGTTTTTGAGGTCCGCGAACTTGCCCGCGGCTGCCCGTTTCGCACTCGTGCCCAACCTGGCGCGCGCCGCCACCGTCATTCCCATCTGCATTGCCCACTGACGAAAGGCGGAGTCGAGCTTTGCCCAGTCGGAGGATCGCGGATCGGTGTCCTTGATCGCAGCGCGGATCCTCGCCATCTGCTCGATGCCGAGTCGCTCGCTGTCCGAGAGCGCGATGCGTGGCAGCGCAGCGACGATCTCCTTCCACGCGGCGCGCTCCTTCCCGCTCAAGTGATCCGGCGGCGACTCATCGAACGGCCCCGCACCGGGTAGATCCTCGCGCGCGCGCTCCGGATGATTCTTGAATGAGCCGCGAAGCTGGAGGATCGCAGCGGAAGTTCGCGGTCTCGCCATAACTTTCGACTCTTCCTCCATTTTGGAGATGAGAAATAACGCCTGCGCGCTCGGTCACTAGACACCATGCTTACACTTTTCGACCACCCCCACCCTTGCGCGCAAACCCTTGCTCGGTCGCGGTGTGTCGGTCATGGCAAGGCTTGCACGAGCTGCGCAGGTTCGCGTGATCGAGCCTGCGATCAGGCGCCATGCTGATCGGCTCGATGTGGTCTACGACGCTCGCTGCGGTGACTCGACCGTTCTGGGCACAGAACCAGCAGAGCGGATTCTGCTTGAGGAACCATGCCCGCAGCTTGCGCCAGGTCGAGTCGTACCCTCGTTGCACGGTGGACCCACGCTGCTCGTCGATCGCCCGATACACGGCTCGACGGTGCGCATCGCAGTAGCGATCGCGCCCCCGCACTAACGCCCTGCATCCCGGCTTGCCGCATGGCCGCGGCGCCGACATCGGCATCAGTCGATCCGGATCGTCAGGTACTTCGGAACCTTCTCGCTGTTCGATAGCGTGGCCTTGGCCTCCACCTGCAGCGTCATGCCGTGCTTCCCAGAGGCGCCGACACGGAAGCCTGCCGTGCCCTTCTTGTTGGCAAGGTCGTCGCTGTCAGCGAACTGGGTCAACTGGGCTGGGACGACGTAGTCGATCTGCGTGACCGTCGTGCCGGATGGAACCTCGGCCGAGAAGTCGAACGTGTAGAGCAGCTCACCGTTGAGCGGCAAGAGCTGAAGGTCGCTCACGCTGCCACCATGTAGCGCCACTGCTTGCCAGACGCGATGCGGGAGATGCTGGTCGGTGAAATGCCATAGCGTTCAATGAGCGCCTTTCTGCGCCCCATCTTGCTTCCCGGCGCGCTCATGATTTCACGGATGTGGGTCACGTCGGAGACCGTCAGCTGCGTTCTACCGTGCAATTCACCGAGGCCGCCGCGCTTGCGTTCGATCTTGTCGAGGACGTTGCGCTGCGGCGTTCCGAGGTACAGGTGGTCAGGCCGCACGCATGCGGGATTGTCGCAGTGGTGGAGCACCCATAGCCCGTCCGCGATTGGGCCGACGAACAGCTCGTACGCAACCCGATGCACGAGCAACGTCTTGCCGAGGTACTTCAGGTGTCCGTATCGCCCGCCCGGGCGGTTCGCGGTCCAGTTCCAGCAAGTCGGCGTGCGATCGACGTACCTGCGGAACCGATCCTCAAGAGGTACGCGATGCGCAGCCACTCAGACGCTCCATGAGCCACTGACCGAAACGGTATCGCCGTTGATGACCGCACGATCACCGCCGGTGAAGTTGCCGGCGCTATACAGGATGCCGGTCGTGCCGTCCTTCGTGTTGTTCGTCGTCACGAAGGCGCCCTTGACCGTGCCGGTGGCCGTGATCGAGAAGGCCGACGCCGAGCTCGTCGCCTTGCTGCCGCTCGATGCGGCGGCAAAGGAGATCGCAGGGCGCGTCGACTGCGAGTAGTTCGGGGCGTTGGTCGGGCCGGCTTCGGTCCAGCCGGCGTGCGACGCCATCGTGTCGCCAGCCGCATAGGCCGAGAACGACACCGAACTGACCAGGCCGAAGTACCAGGCGGCCGTGTAGGCCGACCCAGCGAAATACTTGTCCAGGAGGTCGTTCTTGCCGCCCGTCATCACCGTGTTCTGGAACGAGTCGGCCCACTTCTGCTCGAGCGGGATGGCGGCGAACTCGAGCGCAGCGGCGGCGCGATCGCGGGCATCCTTCAGCCTGGCAACGAAGCGCCACCAGCGCGGGCGGGCCTCGGCCAGGCGATCACGCAGGGCGACGTAGCGGTCGCGATCCTGCTCCCTGGGACCGACACACTCGACGTCGAACCGGAACCGCGGGGCGGGCAGGTGCTCGCTGATGGCGGCGGCCAGATCGACCGAGGCGCCCACGGCGCCCCTCGCGTCACCGCGTTCGTTCATGTTCATGCCCGCCTCCGGATGATCGTCACGCCGTCCACTTCCTCGCCCTCGAACGCGTCCCAGAACTTCCGCGAGGCTTCGGCAACCTTGTTCGCTGCGGAGACAAAGGCGTCCAGATTCTCGTCCTTCGCCTTGTCAGCAGCCTCGAGGGCGGCCTTCAGTGCCTCGGCGGTTGAGCCAACGGCAACGGCGTGCCTGCACTTGTCCGGGCCGAGCTCGAGCGCAAGGGCGAGGCCCTCGCTGTCGGTCAGCGGATGCCTCAGTTCGCCGGACACGGTCGGCCCGACCGCAGCCTTGTAGGCCGCAATCCGTTCACGGATCGACATGGAAGTTCCTCAGTTGATGGTGCGTGCGGCCAGTTGCACGCTGATGACCCGGCCAGTCTGGTCCACCAGGACCGTGCGATCGGCAAAGCGGACCTGAATGATGCGCTCGCCAGCAGCCAGCAGGATCCCGCCTGCAGAGACCGAATCCATTGCTGACCCAGCCTCGACGATCGAGACCGACAGCACCCCGGTCGATGCCAGCGTGTCCAAGGCGGCGCCAGCCTCGGACAACGCCCCCAACAACACCGTGAGCGCCGTGACGCTGTCGGCGGCGGCCGCAGTCTCGCTGATGATCCCGGCAGCGACCAGCTGCGAGGTGATCGTGTCCAGGGCGGCGGCCGTCTCGGCGACGTCCATGTCGTAGATCGCGGCGCCGGCGTTCACCGTGTCGGTCGCCGTGGCCGTCTCGGTCAGGGCGCCCACCAGGACTGCGAGCGATGCGACCGTGTCCAGCGCCGACGCAGCCTCGGCAAGCTGTCCAGCAGCCTGCAGCAGCCCGGCGAGCGAATCCGAGGCGGTGGCCGTCTCGGAGATCTGATCAGCGGCCGTCAGCAGGCTCGAGATGCTTTCCGCAGCCGCCAGCACTTCGCTGATCGCGCCGACGAGCGTAGCCGTGGATGCCACCGAATCCGACGCTGTCGCTGCCTCGCTGATCGCCTCGTTGTAGGTAGAGCCACCAGTCGTCGGGATTGCATACGTCGCCGCCCTGCGTGGCATGTGCAATTCCCACCGCGTTGCCGGGTGGTAAAGCATCGAGATCTCTTCGCGACTCAGGACGCGGTTCCAGACCTTTGCGTCGTGAAGAATATGATTCGGAGTGACCCCGCCAGGGTTGATGCGGTAGGCATCACCAGAATCTATCGCCGTGGCGGCCGCAGCTGCCGAAGTCGTTGCACCAGTAGCGTCGTCGAGATAGATCGTCGCCCCCGCGCTGTCGCCGGTCAGAACAACTAGATACGTCTGCCCGTTCGTCAGCGCCGCCGTGTCGAGGTTACCGGCCACATCCCCGCGGTTGGCCCTTAGCACCCCCGTATTGCGCCAGCTTAGATTGAACAGATAGTCCGTGCCGCCAGAGTTCTCGAGCGCAAAAAGGCGCGTCCCATTGCCGCCAGGAGTCCCTATCTTCGTGAACCAGACAGCTACGGTGAACGGTTCGTCCATCGAAGCGAAGGAACGGATCGCCTGCGAAGCCTGGGCTGTGTTCGTGTTGTAGTACCAGCCCGGGCCGATCTGCGAGTTCAGGCCGGTTACTGGGCGCGACTCAAGTCCAGACGTCCAGTTCTCGTAGAAGTCCCCGGCCTGATTTTGCTCGTCCCAATCCTGTGGGCACGGAAACCACGCCACCAGCCCATTCGCGAGCACGCTCGAGCGGTTCACCGCGCCCAGCGAATGAAAGTCCCGGTTCCCGCCCCGCATCGGGATGGGTAGGAACGCGCCAGGCGGGTAGACCAGTGGGTTCACACCGACTGCCCGTGGATTCCAATGTAGCTGATGTCGTGATCGCTGCCCGTCGCACTGAGCGCCGCACCAGAATCCTGCGTGACCCAGATACCCCACCGCTTCGGCATCACGCCGCCGAACAGTGCGGCCACCGAGAACGGCGCGAACCAGTAGGTGCGCGCCGTCGTGTCTGGCAGCAAGATCATGGCGGCAAGGCGCATCGCCGAGTTGCGCTGCGCCTCGACGGCGAACGTCTCGTCCGAGTCCGTGCCATCGAGCACGTCCATATAGGTCGGCGTGTCATCGTGCTGGGCGTACACCCATATCTCGATGCGCCGGTTCGCGGTCAGCGTGCCCGCAGTCGTGATCTTGCCGCTGACCAGTGCGTCGACGTAGAGATTGGAACTGTTGTCAATCGCAGTAGATTCGCGGCCAGCAAGGCGCGTCGTGCTTGACGCGAGGCTCGCCAGCGTGATCGTCAGATCGGCGGGCGTCCCGTACTTGATCTTGAAGTCGGCCATGAGTTACACCGCGAAGAGGTTAACTGCGGCGTCGACCCCGGCCTGCAACGCTGCGTCAGTGGCAGCATTGATCTGCGCCAGTGACAGGCTTCGGTTTTGAGCCAACACAGCCCACGACATCCGCTTCGCGGTTGTCAGTGGATCAGCGAGCGCCTGCTTCGCCCACGCCAGCCGCTCGGCATGATTCGGGGTCGAGGTCGCCTCGGTGCGGATTGTCTCGGCCGCCACGATGCACGCGAATTGCACGCGGTTGAGAAAAGTCGCGCTGTCGCAGACGCCGACCAGCTCGATGTAGGTCGCCATGTGTCAACCCCTCTGTGGGACCACGGCCGGATTCGCTTTCATCTTCCCTCGCGAAATTCGCGCAATGCCGAAAAACAACGCACGCGCGGCAATTGCAATCCGATGTGTGGTGCTTCGCCAGCAATCCACGGAACCAGGCATCGTCCGCCGCCCAGCAACCGGTGCAAAGGCTGCGCCTACATCGCTGGCCGTCGATGACGGCCGTGAACTTGCGCGGCGAAAACCAATGGCGGCAACGCGGGCACCACTCCAGGCGCTTTCGCAGGCCCACACATCAGGCGGCGGGTGGTGCC